AGTGCCGCGGCCGCCGGCCGTAGTCATTGTCCCCGACTCGCCTTGGATTGTTCCCGAGCGAATCGGCTCTAACCTTAATTACCGGGTACGTTGGCGCGTCCTAGTCGTCATCTCACCCCGAAACAATGAGGCAGCAACGCTCGATATAGAAAATGCAGTCGACGCGCTACTGCCACTTATCCCCGACGGCTTTTCGTGGGATATCGTAAACCCCCCACAACTTAATGACGTGGGCGCGCAAGGCACCGTTTACACAACCGAGATAAACGTCTCGGCCCATATGAAGGAGAATTAAAATGGCAGTTGTCTCAGTGTCCGGCGCCGCCTTCACAGTCAAAGTTGGCGCGACGCAGTACGAGGACCAGGTAACGACCGGCACCGTTACCACCACGCCCACCATTGTTCGCACTAAGACTCTCAGCGACGTGGCATTTAATCAGACCGACCTCAACTCGACGATTTCACTCGATTTCCTGTATGACGAGAACTCGGGCATGTTCGACGCCCTTCAGACCTCGATTGCGGCAGGAACCTCCATCGTCATGGAGATTGCATCGGCCGTCGGCAAGTGGACCGGGAACGCTATGTGGATTGACTCCTGTGATACCACGTTCGACGCCGCAGGCGTGGCAACCTGCACCGTTTCCGCACAGGGAACCGTCACTTTCGCCTAAACAACCAACAGAGAACGGGGAAACACCATGTACCCAAGCATTACCGTAACAACGTCAGACAGTCCAGAATCGGCTACCTATCAGATCTGCTCCGCAGACCTCATGGAAGCGGAGGAACTGTACGACAAGGCCAAGCGCAAGCCGGGCACGATGGGCATTCGCCTAATCTGCGCCTATATCCACTCGACCGGGGAATCACCCAGCACGCTCGCACAGGTAAAGACCTGGGCAAAGGAAAAGGCCGTCTGGGCAGAGGACGCCGAAACGCCGGACCCTACCCAAGCGGCTCAGTCCGTAGATTCATAACTCAACTAGCCGTCAGGATTGGCAGGCCCGTGGAAGAGGTAGCGGCCTACAGTCCCCGGCAACTGGCAACAATCGTGGAGGTGCTTGGCCGTGGCAGCGACTAAGACATTCGACACGTACGTAGAAGGCCTTAACGACGTTCTCAGGGCCTTTCGTGCCCTGCCTAAAGAAGCGTCGGCAGAACTCCGCGTAGCCTCGCAATCGGTGGCCGATAAGCATATGGCCCCAGCGTGGCGTGAGGCAGCCATTAACTACGCCGGCCCATGGGGCCAGGTCATTGCCGAATCCGTCAAGGTCAGGAAAGACCGAGTACCGGCGGTCACTATCGGCGGAGCCCGTAAAAAGTTCTCCGGTGGGGCTTCTCCAACCATGGTTCGGTACTTGACCGACAAAGGGGACCGAGGCCGAGCCGGTTCACAGAAACGAGCCCCAGAGGCTTTCGGTCAGGGTTCCGACTGGATGAGCAACGTCAGGGAATACCAGACCGGGGCAATGCAGGAATGGTCGGCCGCCGTTGACCGAATCGTTATGAAATGGAGTTTCCTCTAATGGCAATCGGCAAAACCCTAACCGTCTATCTTGCCGCAGACGTTGATAAACTCCGCAAGGGACTTAAGTCGGCCGACGACTCGTTTACCGTATTCGGCAAGAGCCTTAATAGCATGGTCGGGCCTGCGCTAATTGGTGCCACGGCAGCAGCCGGCGCATTCGCCGTGGCTATCGGTGTGCAAGGTGTACAGGCCGCCATGGCAGAGGAAGCCGAATTAACCAAACTTGGAACGACCCTCAACAATCTAGGATTCGGGGCCCAGTCCGAGAAGGTAAACAAGTTTATTGACGACCTGCAATACACCGCAGCCGTAACCGACTCGGAACTACGCCCAGCATTCGACCGGCTCGTACGCTCAACTGGCTCAGTTGAGGAAGCACAATCGGCCCTCCAAATCGCCCTCGACGTATCCGTGGGCACAGGGAAGAGCCTCGAGGCAGTATCTAACGCACTCGGCAAGGCTTACGACGGCAACACAGGCGCGCTCGGCAAACTAGGCGCAGGCATTGACGCTGCCACCCTCAAGTCCGGCGACATGAAGGCCATTAACGAACAGTTGACTGCCACATTCCAAGGCCAGTCAGAAGCAGCAGCAAACACCGCCGCCGGCGGAATGAAGAAACTCCAAATAGCCACAGACGAACTAATCGAAGCATTCGGAACCGGACTTATCGGAGCAGTGGGAGACACTTCCACCGAACTAGATAACGCCGTCGACCGAATGCGCGCAATGCAGCCCGCAGCGCAGAACGTAGGCGCGGCCATTAACGACGCCGGCATTAACGCAATCGGATTCGCAGACGCAATGCTCGAGGTAGGCGACGCGCTCGGCCAAAATAATTTCAGTCAAGCCTGGCAAATTCTTTCCACAACCGGCGACGCTTTCCAGCAGGCAGTGAAGCAGGCTCGAGCCTACGGTAAAGAATTCGAATATATCCAATACGCGGCCTACGGGGCCGCAGCAGCAACTCGAGCAGTCTTCGCATTCGGTGGGGCCGAGACAGGCGGCACACCTACGGCGGCCTATAACGGCATGAACAGCATGAACAATATGTTGGCCAGAATGCAGGAGCGTCTAAAGAAATCCCGCGAAGAAATGTCCGGGAGTGGCGGCGGCGGTGGTGGCGGCGGAAGCCTCACCGGAGCGATTAAGCAAATGAACCCGCAGTTGCGTAAGCAAATTGACCTCGTTAAAGAACTCACCGCCCAACTGGGCGACGCCGAAAAGAAATTACAGGCAGCCCGGGAAGAGATGACCGAATGGCAGTCGAAAATGGCCGCCAATATTACTTCCGGTATAAACCTCGGAACCATCCAAGAATTCGACGAGGACGGCAAGCGCACCGGGCAAAGCCTCCTCGACGGCTTTAACAAGCAGATCGAGCAGGCCGGCATATTCGGTGGCTACCTCGAGAAGATCAGCAGTGAAGGCGGCCCAGAACTACGCGACGCAGTGGCCGCACTCGGCCCGGAAGCCGGCAACAAACTTGCCGCCGAAATGATCGAACAGGGCCTAATCCCTACGATGCAGTCGAAACTCGTAGAAGTGCAGCGAATGGCTCAGACCACAGCCGAACGCATGACGCCCGAATTCCTCATTGCAGGCGTAAATTCGGCAGTCCAATTCCTCACGGGCACACAGAATGCCCTGGCCGCTTCCGCATCTAGGCTCGAGGAAATGGGCCGCACAATGGGCAAGACCATTGGAGATGCAGCAGCCCAAGAAATCGTCGACGCACTCCGGGCCGCAGGCGTGGCCCAGTCCGGCGCAACGTCCACCCTTTCCGGTGGGCCTGCCATGAGTACCGAGGCCGCAGCACGTATCGCCGGCTCTCCTATGGGCTTCATTTCATCGCTCAACTCCACCACGATTGCCCAGGCAATCGAGCGAGCAATCTTCGATTCTGATAGGCGACTAGGCCGCACCGGGCAGGCTCTCAACTCATGACGAGCCCTATTAGTCATATCATTGTCGGAGGCGTGAGCCTCAACCTAGATGACGTCGAATATCAGGTGAGCATTACCCACGGCCGTAACGACATTTCTAGCCAACCGGAAGCCTCTACCGCGGTTATTGCTATTCGTGGCTCGGCCGGGCTAGATATTGCCCTATCGGACAGCGTGGACATTAACGCATGGACTACGACCCGATTTACCGGCGAAGTATCCGACATTTCGATAACTCACCTATCCTCAGTGCCCCCGGTAGCAATTACCACCGTGACCGCTATTGGCAACCTGTCTAACCTGGGCTCGAGGATTACAGGAACCGGCGGCTATTCCTCAGAAACGGTCTACTCAAGGGCCGAGGAAATCCTCACGGACTCCGGAGAAGCCTTCTTAAATGGTGGAACCTCGAGCCTAGAACTATTCGCCGTATCCGCCGGCAATGCAGTTCCCCAAACGTGCCTAGACGGTCTACAGGCCCTAGCGGAGTGGTCCGGCGGTACGTATTTCGATACGCCTACGGGAGTTATCGTATTCGAGTCTTATGGCTCGAGAGGCTCGACAGCGTTTGCCGGCGCATGGTCTGCCCTTATTAACCCGTGGTCTTTCTATGAGCAGACATGGGACTCATTCCCCACCAGTTTCGCCGCCACAATGCTTCCCGCTAATAGCGTCATTTACACGCCCTCATGGAATCAGAATCAGTCGAGCATCATTAACGACGCCTTAGTAAGCCATGGCAGTAACCCGTCGTATCACCAGGCTACCGACGCCACCTCGATCGCCACCTACGGCCGACGTGCCCTCACCCTCGAAACAGGCCTAAAAGCCAACGCAGACGCAAACAGCCGAGCGGCCGCAATCATCCTCGCACAGGCTTTCCCATTATGGAACCTGGGCAATATCTCTATTTACGTGGACCAGTTGAGTGAGCCCGACCGTAACCTAGTTCTCAACCTCATTTCCGGCTCAAGCGTAATAGTCGGCAACCTGCCAGAGCCTGCACCATTTAGCCAATTCCTCGGAATAGTCGAGGGATGGTCAGAAAGTTACACACCCGGACAGCATATTCTCACCCTGTCCATTTCCGACCCGCGTTA